ACCTATGGCAGCGTATTTGGGAGTGCTCCGCCCCCCATGGTTACGTCTGCTGGCCGGAATGAAGATCGAGCAGCAAAGCATGCCCGATTTCATTAGGCGCATGGTAACCGTGGGCCCCCCCGGACGCGGTGGCGCGCTCCTTCGTCGGCGTGCGCCACCTTGTGGTGGGATACTAGGCTAACGCGACGCGTCGTGATACGAAACGGTGGCTTAGTAGTGATATGACGTCATTGTTCTATGAGATTCCATGACCTTCCATGAGCGTGGGAAAGTTATGACTCACAAATTGTCACTCGATTGAAAATTCTAGGGGGCTTTTTCTATAAAAGGCGGGCTGTTTTTGCACCAATTTTTCGACTACAATTCAAAATTCTCTATCTCTCACTACTAAGGTTAGTGCTTAAAATTATGTTGCTTTTGGCTGACTACCTTGATCATAGTTAATGAACTACTACGACTTTACTCAATGCCGTCAAACACCAACAACTCCAACAAAGCAAAATACTGGATGCTCACCATCCGTCATGCTGATTTCACCCCTTACCTCCCCCCTGGAGTCGCCTATATTAAGGGCCAACTTGAAGAGGGCTCGGGACCAGGGAATCAAGAACATGGGACTGGAACCGAGGTGGTCGGATTTCTTCACTGGCAAGTCATGTGTATCTTCACCAATCAAATCAGACTGGCTGGGGTGCGAAAGACTTTTGGAACTGCTCACGCCGAACCCACCAGAAGTGAAGCCGCCGAAGAGTACGTATGGAAGGAGGATACGGCCGTCCAGGGTACACGATTCGAACTTGGTAAAAAGCCGTTTAAGAGGAACTCCGAAACCGATTGGAACCAAGTCCTTGAGCTGGCAAGAGCAGGCGATCTTAAGAATCGAGAAATCCCAGCTGATGTACTCATTAGATGCTACGGTCAACTCAAGCAAATCGCAAAGGATTCAATGAAGCCGAGTGCAATGGAACGACAAGTATTCGTGTTCTGGGGTACGACTGGATCAGGGAAAAGTCATCGAGCATGGGAAGAAGCTGGATTGGATGCATTCCCCAAGGATCCGATGACCAAGTTCTGGGATGGATATGACGGCCACAAGCATGTTGTGATTGACGAATATCGTGGGGGCATTTCGATTTCACACATGTTACGTTGGTTGGACAAGTATCCGGTCTGTATCGAAGCGAAACATGGCGGAACAGTTTTCAAGGCCGAGAAGATCTGGATCACTTCTAACATTCATCCTAATGATTGGTATCCGGACTTGGACGTGGAAACTAAAGCCGCTTTGTTAAGACGCATGACTGTAACTCATTTCAGTATGCCATTTCAATAAATCATCTTTGGAATCAATAGTCTTTATTTGTTTACTTCAACGACGGTACATTCTGCGGGTGGGCCTTGCACGAGATACGCGAGTACGGCGAGTAGGGCGACGGATACTGCGACGACGAACAGGACGACGTGCGGAACGGACACTTCTTCTGGGAGCATACGGCATTTATTATTGTTTTTAAGCAACAAGAGTAGAAACATTATTATTCTTGCTATAATATTGAAGAGTCTGTAACTGAAACTTCTCAGAACAAAAAGCATTCCATGTTTGATTCAATTCATAAAGAATACGAACTGGAGTATAGGTGCTGGCAACTGCTTCTTTCAAACCAAGCAATTTTTCGACTCCAACAAAAGCATACCTACCAATTCTTCGAGTAATCATATGAATAGTACCAATCTGTGGAGCAACCAAAATACAAAATGACTGAAAATTACCATTAAAATGATCAATCAAACGCGATGTATGAATTTCACCCGGTTCAAATTTAATTCCACCGACTTTCTTGCAATTCTTAAGAATATTTTCATTAACAGGTTCTTGCCAACCAACCACAGTGCCAGCAGCTTTAATCATGGAACCGTGGCTGGAATCAGCAATAAAAGAATTGTCGTGTTGTTCAAGTACATTGTTAGACATTTCCCATGTTCCTTGACCTTTTCCTGAATAAATCTTTCCAACTAAAGGACAAGCATCAACAACAGTAGTAAGTTCCGAATCAATTCCAGCAGCAGTTTCATGTTTGGTAGCATTTTGAACCTTTAACTCTGAAACAATGCCCAATTGAAGTTTACACTGGGACAAAGTAATATTGACAGCCAAACTAGATATAACCGAAGATGCAAGACCATCAGGTTCCGGTATAAATCGCAAAATATCAAGAACAACAGTTGGATTGGCCGTCATCAAGGTAGCAAATGCTGTATAAATCGCAGAACCAATATCAAGACAACTAGTTGTCAAAGTCGAATACGAAGCGACCAGTGCATACGAACTAGAAGCAGTAGGATAAGTACGATAATAAATACGAAGTTCACCATCAAGTTTAATCTCATCATTATCCAGTGATGTGACAGGACCACCAAGTCGAGAACACAATAAACGGGCCAGGGCAGTACAAGCAACTTGAAGAGCCTGTTTGGCAGGAAGAGTAGTGTGCCCAACATACGCACAATTGTAATCTTCAACAATCCCAGGTTGCTCAGTAACAATTACAATAGATTTCTTGGGCATTACCGTCTTCTTAGCAGTGATATACTTTCCAACTTTACCACTACTTTCCATTCTACCACCAGCAAGACCACGTTTATTAGTACCTTCAGGCCAAAGATCCTTAATAATATTATAGCCTTGACCAACCATTTGAATAGTATCAATTATACTATCCGTGTTCCAAAAACTAGGATGGCGGCGAGGTTTGGATTTATGGCGCGGCATTTAATTATTTTTTTTGGGACTGAACAAACCGGATACGACCAGTGCATTTCAGACAATCAATAGCATTCGCGAGATGTGCCTCAGAACACACAAAAATAATTGAGGAGAGGGACTAGACGAAGACATACCCTACAAGCGGACGGGAGATGTCTAGTGTCTAGTCGATCTGTAAGTAATACTACGGCTAGACAAAATTAATAATCTTTTGTTGCCGTTGGGTTTACAGATCGACTGGGTCATAGGGGTTACGTTATACGGTATAAGTATGCGAAGAGAGATAGTACTGTCGCATACTTAGCCGTCGGTCCCGTGCAGTGGCTCGGAACCTATGGCAGCGTATTTGGGAGTGCTCCGCCCCCCATGGTTACGTCTGCTGGCCGGAATGAAGATCGAGCAGCAAAGCATGCCCGATTTCATTAGGCGCATGGTAACCGTGGGCCCCCCC